GAAGATGCCCAGAAAGTTGATTATGACTTTGTTAAAGAAGTCCACAACTTAGCTTTTGGAGACGAATCATGAACCACGAAGAACTAATGCGAGTTGCCCTAACAGGGCTTATTGTTTGTATCATTATATTATTGATAATTTAAATTCCGCGCAGGATAGGGGTTACGCCAGAAAAGATTGACTAGAGCGTATAATTATATAGTCATAAGGGTTTGATTCCCTGAATGTACAATATCCCCCGCTTTTACATTTTTTATTAAGGCAGCTGGACACGACCATACTGGCCAGGTGCACCCTAAGCAGTTAGAAGCCGCAGGCCTACTGCATATCTGATACTAAGGCTGCCTTAATAATTTTTCACACAGGAGGTGTGCATGTCAGACGTATTTCAATTTCACGTACAAATATCAGTTGAAGAGTACGAAGTCGAACGCAAACGCAGTATTGACGAATTACCTGATTACACAAGTTATTCATTAGGTTTTACTGATCACTCTAATATTATTAATTCTTTTGATCAGATAACAGAAAAGATTCAAGAGTTATGTGAACTCTACCGAGTGTCAGCAGAATCTGATACAAACATGCCGCTGCATGTCGGTGTATGGTTTACCACTCCTAAAGAGGAAGATGAAATAACTTTTGAGCCTTGGGACAAAGAACCTAGTCCTAATTGGAAACCAACATTAATTAAAGGAGGTAAATAATGTTAGTTAAATGGCGTGCAACTCTTGCACATAAAGATTCTGAAGATATGCAAATAACTATTGAGTTTGAAGCACCTGAATTTTCAGATAATTGGAACTATAAACTTCTAGCTAAACTTGCTTTTATTGGGCAAATCACACAAGGCAAGAATCTTATAGTAAATAATGTAGAACCGATTGAAACCATGGAGGATTAATTATGCACTCAATCAAACCCACCAATCTAATGTCAGAAATGAAGCAAAATATGCGTGCTGGCATCAACTCAATGATCTGGGGTGGTCCAGGCATTGGTAAATCAGAAATACCACAACAAGTGGCTGACAGTCTCAACATGACGTTGATTGACTTTCGTGCCAACTTGTTTGATCCAGTCGATGTACGAGGCGTGCCTCACATCCAAGCTGTAAAAGAAACAGGCGAACGTTTTACACGTTGGGCCGTTCCTGATGTGTTTCCAATCGCGCAACGCGATGGTGATACAGGTATCTTGTTTATTGACGAATTACCTACAGCGCCACCTGCAACACAAAATGCTTTCTTACAACTTTTACTGACCAGAAAAATTGGTGATTACACATTACCTGAAGGTTGGTCTGTAATTGCCGCAGGTAACAGACTAACCGATGCAGCTGCTGTGTATCAAATGCCATCGCCTGTAAGAAATCGTCTTGCTCATTACGAACTCGAAGCTAATCTAGATGATTGGACTGCTTGGGCTTATGAAAACAATATCAACCCAGAAGTTATTGGTTTCATACAATACAGACCGGGCCTTTTGTACAACTTCAGCGCTGATGATTATGCATTTCCTACACCCAGATCCTGGTCTTTTGTAGACAAAAAACTTAAATTTCAACCAGATAACGTCGACCATGATTCGTTGTTCTTTGGTATTTCATCATTGGTCGGCGACGGTCCAGCTGGTGAGTTTATTGCATACAAAGAAATTGCTGACGAACTCCCTGATATTGACAAGCTGTTGGCTAATCCAACAACTTACAAGAAAAACGACAATCCGGCTATCTTGTATGCATTATCTAGTGCTGTTGCATCTAGGGCCAAGCCTGAGTTGATGAAAAACATTATGACGCTCAACACTAAATTGCCAGTTGAGTTTCAAGTGATCTTAGTCAAAGGTTGTTTGGCTGTTGATCCAAATCTTAAATCCGACGATGCACTACGTAAGTGGATTGTCGACAATGCTAACGTAGTTCTATAGGAGGTAATTATGGCTACAGTAAGAATGTCTCGACGTTTGTTGAGCGAAATCAGAACCACTGCACGAGAAAAATTCAAAAAGGTTAATCCTTACAAAGATTTTCCTAGTGCAGATACTTGGGTAAATGAAACTTTTAAAAACAAAATTCCTAGTTTTGTAGAAAAAGCAAAAGAACATTTTGGTGGTGAATATGTTAATTTTGACAAAGTAGAAGAAGTCAACAAACTTGATATTCACACTACTAAAATTGTAGAAGATGACAATGGAGTTGAAGATCACATCAAGACAACATATCGATGTCCATTTGATGTTTACACTACAGTTCCAAAATTCTTAACAGAACGATATGAAACTTTTTCTGTGCATTTGCCACGTGAACATTTTCTTGTACAACAGTGTGAAGCTGTTGATAAACACAATGAAGCTTGTCGTGACGGTGAACGTGAATATGTCAACAAAATTGAAGAAGCTGTTGAACCATTTTCAACACTTAACCAAGCGCTTAAAGCTTGGCCTGCACTTAAAGATCTTGTAGAAGATAAGTATGTGCAAAAAGTTTATGAAAAAGTAGAGCGTAAAGCTAAACAACAGCAACAACGAGAACACATTGAAGTTCAAGAACAAGAACTTAATGAAGTGTTATTAACTGCAAACTTACTAGAGGACTAACATGGGTTATTCACAACAACCAAATATTTACCAATCATCAGAGCGATTACTTGATCCTGGTGCTTTTATTGCTTATAGCTTTTGTGGTGGTACAGGTTTTGCTTTTATAAATTCTTACAAATGGCATATTCCAATGCAATATACAGACAAGAATGGTACTTTACATTCACCAGATCCTTTTATTGTGTATTTATGTTCTAAACTTTATGGAACTACTGCTGCGTGGGGCGCACATATTGGTTCAGGTCATGTACGAGATGGTTGGGAAGATCAACACCCAGATCATTATTATTCAAAACACCCTGAAAACAGACCAAAAGATTGGCCTGAAGGTAAACAACCTATGTATAAGTATGTACCTAAATATTTTTTACCTGTATATCAACAAGATATTCAAGGAGTTATTGATTTAGATAAAGACACTTATGAACATTATGGTTATTCTTTTCAAAATATTAATAATCAATGGAAAAAAGTATTTAAAACTCAACAAAAAAACCATCGATTTAAATATTATGATAAAAACAAATTATTTAAAGATATGGATGTTCAACAATCTAATGATTTAGAGCTTATTGCATTTGCAAAAAAACAAATGAATAACTTTGAAAAACGTAAAGCGCAAGTTTTATTACGTAAATTACAATCCTAGGAGCTTTTATGAATGATTCTTTTGTACGTGCACGCGCACGTCTTATTCTTGACAACCCATTCTTTGGTACTCTATGTCTTAGACTCAAACCTGTAGAGCGTGATGACATTGAAACGGGGGCCACTGATGGTAAACATTTGTTTTACAATCCTATCTGGTTTGAAAAACTTAGACCCGAAGAACGTATAGGTTTTCTTGCTCACGAAGTTATGCATGTTGTATTTATGCATCACACACGTAGACAAGAACGCCATGCAGAAAAATGGAATGTGGCTGCAGATTACGTTATTAATCTTATTCTTAAAAGTAATGCTTTTATTCTTCCATCGGGTGGTCTTCTCGATGAACAATACGCCGACATGACTACCGAGCATGTATACAGTATATTGCCCGAACCTCCAGAGGGCTTTGGCGCCCTGTTGAGTGCTAAAGGTGCTGGCGATGTTCTAGACCACCCTGATGCAGGATCCAGTGAATCTGTTGGTGCTATTGAATCTCAACTAACTGTTGCAATACAACAAGCAGCTGAACAAGCAAGAGCACAAGGCAAACTACCTGCTAACATGGATACTCTTATTGAAGATATTGTAAAACCTAAAGTTGATTGGCGTGCAGTACTTGCAAGATTCTTGCGTGCTAACACTAACTCTGACTTTAGTTGGATAAGGCCTAACCGACGTTTTATCTGGCAAGGTATGTATCTTCCTTCTATGTACAACCCTTGTCTTGAAGAAATTGCTATTGCAGTTGATACATCTGGTTCAGTAAGTGATGAAGAATTACAAACTTTTACCAGTGAAACATCTCATATTTTACGTGATCTAAGTCCAGAACGTATCCATTTTATTCAATGCGATACTGAAGTTCACAAAGATGATGAATACACACGTGAATCATTACCACTCAAAGTTGAGTACCAAGGTCGAGGCGGAACTATGTTTAGTCCTGTTATTGATTACATTAACGAAAAGCACCCACGTGTAGCTGCGTTAGTGTATCTCACTGACTTAGGTTCAGACGACTTTGGAGATCAACCCCCTTATCCAGTTCTCTGGGTAACTACAGAAAAAGGAGAAGCGCCTTATGGTGAAATCATCGAAATTTGAACAGCACGCTAAAGAATTTGGTGTATCTGTTCTAACTGGAGGTGCAGTAGTTCTTGGCTTATTAGCCATTGCAACATCACTGCATCATTTTATTATGCTAGTGGGCATCCTAGTTGCTATGGGATGTACTGCTTATTTATTGTGGAGACTAACTGATGGGTAATATTATCGCATCTGCAACAACCGCTCTATGGATTCTCATTGAGCTAATTCAATTTGCCTATATGGCATATCTTATGTGGAGGGACAAAAACAATGTTATGGATAGGCATTTTCAGCGCGCTAGGTCTGTTGCTGCTGGCGCTTAAAGCTGGCGGTCGTAAGACTATTGGTAATGATATTTTTGTTGACGTACTAATTACCGTCACACTTATGGTGTGTTTTTACGGCACATTCAGCGGCATGGCTGCTGCCATGGTTGGTGGTTTATGTGCGTCAATTACTTTATTTATTATGAAGAAAACTATGGTTCATGAAAAACTTGTAGTTGAGAAAAAACCAATGAAGTTTTACAAACTTGACCTTAGTAAACCAACGATACGTTGGAAAGAATATCAACCAGACTGGCGTAAATAAAGAGTTCCTTAACTTCCTTACACATTAAGGAACCCTTTAAAAATTAATTTACGATACGTAAATCCACATTTCTAATGTGCCAGTCGCAACATCACTACCTGGAGCTACTTGACAGGTGATATCAATAGTATCATCTGAAGAGTACTCTACAGGTGCCATGTTTGCATCTTGATGATCTTCACCACCGGCTTGGCCGATTGTTGAACCATCAATATACTTATCAGAATCAGACCCGTCACCGACGTCTAATACTAATGAAGTAGCGCCATCTAAATCAGAAGATTTGATTTTGATGTCATGTAAAGTTTCACCAGCAAAGATATCTACCATTTGGTAAACATCAGCAGCATTAGGTGCAGCAGTTACATTAAATTTAGCATATCTAACACCAATCGCTCCACTTGGAAACGGTTTGAATGATTGATTGCCACTAACCATGTCACTTGAAAAAGTAGCCATAATTTCACCTTTATTGTTATATAACACTTAATTGTGTCATACTTAAAAAACATAAAGCATTCAGGATGAATGTCAACTAAAAATTATGGATGATTTTCAATGTCAAAAGTTTACGTAAAACGTAATCCAGTACACCCCTACCGATATTTAGATCCAAACGATCTACCATTTATACAATGGAAACTAGTTAGTAAAGGCATAGCTTTTAATATGGTCCATAGTAAACAAATTGGTTGGGAACGAGCAAAGAAAAACGAATATGAACAATGGTGCATGCAAATGCAAAAGTTTAAGGAGAAACTATGACTGACATGAATAAAGTTTATTTAGACTTTGAAACTTATTATGATACTGAACTTTCATTATCAAAGCAGACTACATTGCAATATGTACACCACCCAGAATTTAAAATCTGGGGCGTAGGTATTAAATTTAATGATGAACCTACAGAATGGTTTGGTGAAGATGAATATTTAGATGCATTACAAGAGATTCCCTGGGAAGACTGTGCTGTAATTTGTCATAATACTTTATTTGATGCATACATTCTTACGCAGCATCTTGGTTTGTATCCAGCATATTACTATGACACAGCTGCTATGGCCCGAGGTTTGTATCCAAATCAATCTGCATCTTTAAAAGCAACTGCTGAACGTGTGTTCCCTGATGACAAAACTATGCGTAAAGGAGAAGAATTAATTAATGCAAAAGGCATACGTGATTTAAGCCCAGAACTAGACGAACAAATTGGAGGGTATTGTATACAAGACGTAGATTTAACTTATGCAATCTTTAACCAATTTATACAAACCTACCCTCAGGAAGAGCTTGATGTAATTGATCTTACTTGTCGTATGTTTGTTGAACCAAAACTTACATTAAATAGTGAACTTTTAATAACTCATAAAGAAGAAACTAAACAAAGAACATTAAATCTTATTGAAAAATCTGGCATAACAAGAGATGTACTTGCATCTCAAAAAAAGTTTGCTGAACATTTAGAAAGCTTAGACATTACTGTACCAACAAAGAAAAGCCCCAATACAGGACAACAAATTCCTGCTTTTAGTAAAACAGATTCTGCATATATACAAATGCAAAACATGTATCCTCAGTACAAACATTTATGGGACGCCAGGGAAGCTGTAAAGTCACGCTTAGAAGAAACACGCGCACAAAGGTTTTTAGAAAACATTAATCCTGATGGTACATTTCCAGTACCACTTAGATATTATGCAGCACATACCGGTCGTTTCGGTGGTACAGACAGCCTTAATTTACAAAACTTGCCCAGAGGATCTGTTTTACGTAAAGCACTCACAGCACCTGAAGGACAACGTTTGTTTGTTGCTGATTTATCAAACATCGAAGCGCGTATGCTTGCATGGTTGTCTAATCAACAAGATTTACTTAACGCATTCGCTGCTGGCCGTGATGTGTACAGTGAATTTGCTTCTCAAATTTATGGAAAACCTGTAACAAAAGCTGACAAACTAGAACGTTATGTTGGTAAAACAGCTATTTTAGGGCTGGGTTATGGTATGGGCCATGAAAAATTTAAATATACTCTTAAAGTTGGTACTCCTTCCGTTGATATTACAGAAACCACTGCTATGTCAATTGTTAGTCAATATCGAGCTATGTACCCCAACATACCACAGCTGTGGAATGCATTTAAATATCATTTATTTACTATGGCTGTAACTAACAAAGATAACAAAGTTCCTTATGGACCTTTGTTTATTAAATCAAAAGCTATTGAGCTGCCAAATGGTATGCATTTAAATTATCCAGGACTTATTTATGAAAATGGCAACCATATGTATAACTCAGGTAAAACAATGATCAAAACATATGGGGCACGCCTTGTAGAAAATGTAGTACAAGCGTTAGCCCGGGCCGTAATTGTTGAACAAATGTTAGCTGTGCACCGAATGCCTGAAGTATCAGTTGTATTACAAGTCCATGATGAGATTATATCTATTGGGTCAAATATTAATCCAGACGAGACACTTAACAAAATTATAGATATAATGAAAACACCTCCTCTTTGGTGTTCAGATTTACCACTTGACGCAGAAGGAGGACATAGTCAACAATATGACAAATGAAAAATTTAGTTTTAACAAGAAAAAAGGGGGATTCAATTATTCTACAACAAGATGATCAGGAACTATGTAAAGTAACTGTTACTCATGTAGGCCTTAAACAAGTTAAACTTGCTTTTGAAGCAGATTCATCAGTTATCATTGACAGGGAAGAAGTATACAATTTAAAAAATAAAACATAGGAGTTAAACATGGAGCTAGTTTTCCTCAAAGCCAAGCAAAAGCTTGCAAAAAAAATATCTAAACAAGGAGTGACACCTTATCCACTGATTAAAAATTTTACATCAGTACACAAATCAATTAAAAAAGATCCAAGTAAGTTATTAACAGAACTTACAAAAGCGGCCTCAGCCGGTATGTGTTTACACAAAGGGCCCCTCAAACGTGAGTTAAACAACGAACCTCGAGCATTGATGACGGACCGTGTAGCATCAACTCATTTACTTGTTCTTGATTTTGATAATATTCAATTACCTTTACCAAAAAAAACTGAATTAAACACACAAGACCTAGAAAATTTAGCTGAACAACTTGTACAGCAATTACCTCCTGAGTTTCACGATGTAACATACATTGCACAAGCCAGCGCTTCATTAGGATACAAAAAAGAATCTGTTTCTTTACACATCTTTTTTATATTAGAAAATTCTATACACCCTAAAGTATTAAAAGAAGCACTTAAATTATTAAATTATGAAACACAATTTTTAGCAGAACGATTAACTCTGTCTGCAAATGGTCAAAGTTTATCTTACAAGCTTGATCCAGGCGTAGCTGATAACTCTAAAATTATTTATATTGCACCCCCTACTTTTATTGATGGTGTAAAAGATCCAATACAAGGTTCACGTTTTGTGTTAATCAACCGTGGATCATCAACCTTAGATCTTTCTACATTATTGTTTTCTGTTAACCCAGAACGAGTGCACAACTTAGGCGTACAAATAAAAGATAACTTAAGAAAACAATTAAACTTACCAAAGAAAACAACTAAAACCAGCACAATTACTATTGCTGGAGAACCACAAGAGGTATTACAAAACCCTGATAAGATGACAATCGAAGTAAGCAGGGTTGCAGAACCTTATGTTAATTGTAATGTTAATGGCGGTGACAGTGCTGGATATTATTTTTTATTAACGAGCCCACATTACATGTATAACTTTAAAGGTGAACCTATTTGGGAAATACAAAAAGCAGATCCAGACTTCTATAAAAATATCTTTGAAATATTTGCAGACAAAATAGATCAGGATAAAAAGTTAAGACCAATTGCTTTAAGAGATTTTTACACTGACACTTATTACAACGGAATTTATGATGAAACAATTGAACAATTTACAGACGAATACCCACTTACTCCAACAAATAAACAATCGATTGAAGATTTTATGCGTTCTCATAGTCGCCCTCCCTTGGATTACGTTCCTGACGCTCGGGTTGTATTTGACCCGTCTGTTAATAAAGGTATCCAGTTAGAAGAAGCACCTTACTATGTAAACTTATATAGAAAAACTCCTTACATGTTACAAGCATCAGAAGATGCACCTGAATTAGAATATGGGACAGCACACAAACTTCACAGCGCAGCTCCCTTAACTGCGAAGTTGTTGTCCCATGTTCTTGGCTCAGGTAAAACAGAGTTTGAACACTTTATTAATTGGCTTGCATACATTTACCAGAACAAACGTAAAACAATGACAGCATGGATTTTTACAGGTGTACCAGGCACCGGTAAAGGGTTGTTAATTCATAAAGTGCTTAAACCACTTTTCGGTGAACAACAAGTACCAATGCGAGCTCTAGAAAACATAGAAGAACAATTTAACTTATATATGAGAACAGCTCTCTTTCTTGTAGTTGACGAGTTTAGGATGGCAGATTCTGGTTCTGTAGGTAAAATGGCTGACAAACTAAAACATCAGATAACAGAACCTAATCTTACTATTCGCGCAATGCGTACAAACCAAATTGAGCTGCCAAGTTTTTGTAATTTCTTATTTCTTACTAATAGAGGCGACGCAGTAAAAATAGAAGATGGTGATCGTCGTTACAATGTAGGCCCCAGACAAGAGATAAAACTAGAAAAAGCTCATCCTGAGTTACTTACAAACATGACGCAGCTAGAGACTGAGTTATACACTATAGCAGGAGTATTAAACAAGTTTAAAGTAGATCAACGCATGGCACATACTGCCTTAGAAAATGAAGCTAAAACACAAATGAAAGAAATTTCTATGTCAGTACTTGAAGAGTTTGCTTTTGCAATTCGACAACGTAACCTTGAATATTTTATTGATGTATTAGAAATACCACTTACAAACACTTTTGACGCCGGTGGTATAAGTACAGCACAACGTTATGTTAAAGATTGGGTTGCACGTGTAGGTCAAGACATGTGTATACCTATGTCCCATTTTAAATTAGTTTACGATATTCTTACCGATAGTCGTAATAAACTTTCACAAAGAGACTTTACTAAAGCAATGTCTAGACTAAATATAACTACAGCTGTCAAGCGCATACAAAGTAAAACAGTCAGGGGGGTTGTATTAACTTGGAAATTAACTAATACTATACGAGAAGACATAATAGAAAATCATTTTGAAGAAAACGATTTAAAATTAATTAAAGAGAGTTAATATTATTCAATGAGTGAGCTTGTACAAAACAAGCGTCCAGATCAAATAGATGTCAAAGAACTGGACAAACCCACGGAACTGGGCCTAATACCTGCATGGTCCCATTCGGCTTTAAAAACATACGAAGCCTGTTCCTATAGATCTTACATTGCTAAAGTAAAAAAAGTACAAGAAGACTTTGGACCAGCAGCTGCGCGTGGTACTAATATACATTTACAAGCAGAAGACTATGTTAAAGGAGAACTCACTGAATTTCCTGATACCCTTAAAAAATTTGAACCTCAATTCGAAAAGCTCAAAACTCTTTTTGCAGATGCAAAAGTTGAACTTGAAGGTGAATGGGGTTTTACAATTGATTGGGAACCCTGTGGTTGGATGGCTCCTGAAGTATGGGGTAGAGTCAAATTAGACGCTATTGTACATGAAACAGAAACATCAGCGCGAGTCATTGATTATAAAACAGGTAAACAATTTGGTAATGAGATAAGTCATTCACAGCAAGCTTTAACTTATGCTATAGGAAGTTTTATGCGTTACCCAGAATTACAAAGCGCTAATACAGAAATATGGTACCTAGATCATGGAACAACTATGGAACAAACATATACAAGAGATGAAGCTATGATGTTTATGCCAACATTACATGAACGCGCAATAACTATGACTACTGCTACAAAATTTCCACCAAACCCTAGCAATTACAATTGCAAGTGGTGTTCGTATGGTAAGGGTGAATACCCTATTTGCGAATGGGGAATGAAATAAGTATAATAAATACTTAACAACGAACAAATAACAACGAGGAACGAATCATGGAAGATATTCCTGCTTACGAGCATCAAACAGAAACCACTAACTTTATTCTATCTCACCCACGCTGTCTTATTACATCAGATCCAGGTACTGGTAAAACACGAGCCGTGCTTGATGCTATTACAAAGATACCAGGCCGCACTCTTGTACTTGCACCTTTGTCTATATTAGAAGCTGCTTGGGTTGAAGATATACTAAAGTTTCAACCCACTATTAAATATGGAGTAGCATATGCTAAAAACCGTAAAAAAATATTTTCAGACCTTTCCCACGAAATGGTCATTACTAACTTTGAAGCTGTCAATTTTTTACACAAAAATAAAAATCTTCTTAGCGGATTTAATAAAATCGTTATTGATGAATTTACCGCTTTTAAAAATAGAGAAGCAAAACGCTCAAAAAATCTCAAACAAATTATCAACCAGTTTGATTATAGGATTGCCATGTCTGGTACTCCTAATAGTAATTCTATTTTAGATCTTTGGCACCCTGTATTACTTATTGATGACGGTAAGCATTTAGGCGAACGTTTTTTTGCTTATCGTAATCAAGTATGTACTCCTAAATTTAATGGCTTTGCAAACGAATGGATTGACAAACCAGGTATTGAAGAAACTATAGCAAAACAACTTGGCGATATTACCATTCGTTACAAACTAGAAGATTGTGTAGATCTCCCACCAAACATTGTACGAACTGTACGCACACATTTATCCCCTCAAGTTCAACAGATGTACAAAACATTCGCGGAAGAGAGTGTTTTGTATACACAAGCCGGTACTATTAATGCTGTACACGCAGGGGCTCGAGTTAAAAAGTTACTACAACTCATCTCAGGTGGTGTGTATGATGAAGAAGGTCAAGTTCAATATATTCATCAAGAACGCTACAACCTAGTTATAGATCTTATTAAAGAACGCAAACATTGTATTGTAGCGTTTAATTGGAAGCATGAAAGAGATGCACTTATAGAACAAGCAGAAAAAGAAAAACTTTCCTATGAAATTATTGATGGTAGTGTTCCTGCTGAAAAACGTATAGGTATTGTACAAAGATTTCAAGCGGGTCAAATACGTGTACTTTTTTGTCATCCTCAATCTGCTGGTCATGGTCTCACTCTTACAAAAGCTACCACAGCAATCTGGTGTTCTCCTACGTATAACGCAGAACATTTTCAACAATTTAATAGACGTATACATAGAGCTAGTCAAACGCAAAAAACTGAAACAATACTTATTGCGGCCCATAAAACCTGGGAAGAAGATGTGTATGCAAAACTAAATGGTAAGCTAGGTAAAATGGAGAATTTGCTCCACATATTAACAGGATTACAAAATGGGAATAAAGGAAATACAGCTCAGCATTGAGATTATGGAAACTGTAGAAGAACTAAGAAAGCGCCCACCTGATGCTATTGCAACAGCATTAGTATTTGTTATATCAGAACTTATGGTATTACGTGGAGATACAGACCCAGATAAATTAGAAGAATTAGTTTTACAGGCTGGCAAGGAAGCCATTACATTAACAGACGGAGTGTTTCTTGCGACACCCCCACACAGTACGGAGACTATACATTGAACGACGAAACACGAAACATGGATGACATGTTAAATGATCTCGCGGATACGCGAACCAAATTAGCTAATTTGCTAGAACAAGAAAAAATCTTTAAATCTAGAAAATTAGAATTAGAAACACAAATCGCAACCACACTAAAGAATCAAGGGATTGATCGAGTGGGGAATGATGCGTGTACCGTTTCCATTAAAACAGAAACGGTCCCAACGGTAGAAAACTGGGATTTTGTTTACCAGCACATACTCGATACAAAACAGTTCGAGCTGCTGCAAAAACGTATGTCAGCAACTGCTTATAGGGAATTGTTACAACTCGGCATGGATTTGCCAGGCGTAACATCAACGGAGTTGACCCGAGTTAATTTCAGGTCAAAATAATATTAACAATATCAACGAAACAAGGAGTACGTACTATGAGTGATATTGCACTAGTAAGTGATAAAGTACCTGCACACGTGCAGGCTGGTGGTGGTCTTGGTAACGAAAACGTTACTGCAGATCACTTGCAAACCCCTAGGGTTAAACAACTTCAACAGTTATCTAATGAAGTTGACGAAAACCACAGTGAATACATTGAGGGAAGCAAACCAGGTGATTTTATCAACACCATAACAAGAGAAAACTACGGAAAAGACATTTACGTAATTAACGTAAAGTTTACTGAAGAGTTTGTCGCTTGGAAAAAACGAGAGAAAGGAGGCGGCTTAGCAGGTATTTATGCTACTGAAAAAGATGCTTTACAAGCTCTCGAGGCCCAAAAAGAGAACCCTGAGGATTATGATATTACTCAGACTCAATCTCATCTTTTAATTAAGAAAGATGAAAAAACAGGTGCACTTGATACACCATTTATCTTTGACTGTGCTTCTTCGAAGCTAAGAGTGTCAAGAGAATGGAACACACAAGTGGCTCGTTTAGGGGGAGATAGATTTTCTTCTTTGTGGAAGATGTCTTCTTCACAAACTCAAAACCGTGCGGGGCAAAAGTTTTTTAACATTGCTGTAGAAAACGTCGGTTGGGTTACTGATGATGATTACGAAAACGCTAAAAAAGTATTTGATAGCGTATCTAAGTAATTATTTTGCTTACATGGTGCGACATATACTGTCGCGCCGTGTATACTAACTTTCAAGATGCCTGATATACAACAAAAAGGATGGTTCTGGGACGATGTAAACAAACGTATGTATCGTTGGCATGACCTACAACTCCTCATGAAAGAGCGAGCACTAAAACTTGAAAGAAAAGGACTTCATCAACAAAATCCACAAAAAACTTCCTAAAGAAATTTATAAGTGGAAAATCAATGATCCATATCATGGCGGAGTACCCGACACTTTTTATTCAGGCCCAGCAGGGTTTGCTTTTTTTGAATACAAATACATACAACAGCTGCCTAAACGTGGTACGTCAAAAATAAAAATTGATCTCTCACCACAACAAAGAATCTGGTTGCAAAAACAATATGAATACAGCATGCCTGTGTATTACATTATAGGGGCCCCGGATCTTTGTGTTGTAAGCCAAGATTTCCAAAAAGAATTTTTTACTTTAGATGAGTTTCTCAAGCATGCCATGCCAATTAAAGAATTTATAGACAAAATAAGTAACATATGTTTACATAATAAGGAGGACTAAATGGATTTTGACCCAGTAAATAAACCAATACACTATAACCAGGGTGGTATCGAGTGTATAAGTGCAATAGAAGCAAGTATGACAGACGACCAGTTCGCTGCATATTGTAAAGGCAACGTAATGAAATATCTTTGGAGATATGAACAAAAAAACAAAGGACAAGATTTACGAAAAGCAGAATGGTATCTACAACGTCTAATAAAGGTTGTAGAAAAAAATGATGAGTGAAGAAACACGGTTCACTAGACTAACAAAAGCACTTGGCTGTTGTGCAAGCCTTGCAGATTGTCCCTGCATTGGGGTTTGTTCTGTAACGCAATGGGGTGATGATCGCTGTAGAGGTTGTGGAAGAACAGCAACTGAGTTAAAAGATTGGGGGAAATACTCAAATATAGAGAAAAAACTCATAAATTTACGAAATGCGGCTGAAAACTATGATATAAGACAGGTAAAACAGCTAAACCGTGTCACACGCTCTGAGAAGCCCGTCACTGCATTTTAGCTCTTACGATACCTAACGCATTAACCACTATGAGATCTCTTAAGCACGGGCACGTAGTGGATCCATTTTTTCAAAAAGCGCCAAAAATTAACACTTCCAACGTTTTCTTGCTTGCCTTAACCTTGAATTAGGATTTTTTGCTGCTTTTGGAAATTTTTTCATTTGACCAGCAGATCTAGCGCAATAAGACTTACGTCTTTTAGCAGCTTTACTACCTTTTTTTACTTTACCAGTAACTGCAGTTTTTAATTTAGACCCAGGGTTTTTTCTTCTGTACGCCGCTACCCCAGCTCTAGTCATACCAGCACCAGATTTTGTAGAACGAAAGTTCTTCTTATTGCGCTTAGGCATATTATCTCTTTTTCTTGGCACGAGTTCTCCTTCTTTTTACAATAGTTTTTACATTTCGTGGCTTACCACCTGGGTTGCCAGCTGCACGTTTACGTTTAACAGCGCTGCGCTTTTGTGCTGCAGTCATGCTATTAGCTTTTGATCGTGGCACACATTTTGGATATTTACGTTTGCCTTTACCTTTAGCAGATTTTCTACCACATGCTTGATATTTGCCTTTTTTCTTTGGTGCACCAATATCAACCCAGTCACCTTTTGGCCCTTTACCAAACCACGCAGTTAATCCACCCGTAGGTTTAGCCATTATCTATACCCACCACCACGTTTTTTATAAGTACGCACCAACCAACCGTTGGCATATGCACTTGGATACACTTTAAACTTCCGCTTGGCTTCTGCTTTTACTCTAGCATACAAGCTTGGGTTTGTAGGTGTAGCACCTTTTCTTTTACTAGTTTTTCTTTTAGCCGGTTTCCTTGGCATTATTTCTTCTTCCTTGGACGCCCTTTTTTCTTTGGGGGTTCCGATGTAAAGCGTTGCTTACCCCAATTAATAAGGTTTGCGTAACTTTGTTTTAGTTTATTAAAAAACTTTTGAATATATTCCATATAAAAAACTCCAGCCATAATTGTTAAAGCTAATATTATAGTACACCAAATTATGTTCATTTTCTCTTTCTTCGAGATGTTTTTGTGCGTTTGAAAGATCTATTAGATTTTTTAGATTCCATCCTAATGTTCTTTACTTTAGCGTTTAGGGGGTTGTTATCTTTGTGTGCTACGTCTTTACCATCGCCTTTTTTAGCTTTACCTAAACGCACCATAATACGCCTGGACTTGTTGCGTCCAGCTCTGCGTTTCTTTTGTGTAGATTTTGAATGGTAGTTATCGTACTCTTTACGATAGTTTCGCTTAGCAGCCACTACTTACCAACTTTGTTCTGGGCCTTTTTGTGTGCAGTTCTAAATGTATCGCCCATAAGCATACGTCTTTTCATATAAGCCATATGTTTTGTAGAATGATGTTTGCTATGCCTTTTTAAAGAAGCTTCTTGTCGTTTAGAAATGCTTTTCTTTACAACTTTTTGAGAGGGTTTTTTTCTAGTTCTTGCCATTTTTCTTCTCCTCAGTCATAGGTATATTGTCAAAATACTCTGAAACTTCTTCTGGACTCATAAGAGTATATTCATCAGTTGAAGATGCATATTGAGGCGGTTTATGCTCAATCTTAATATTTTTTACTTT